GCCTCGCAGCGGCTGCTGGACGACAGCGCCTTCGACATCGAAGGCTGGCTGGCCGACCGGATCGCCGAGAAGTTCGCCCGCGCCGAGAACGCCGCCTTCGTCACCGGCGACGGGGTGGACAAGCCCACGGGGTTTCTGAGCTATCCCAAGGTCGCCGTCGATGCGTGGACCTGGGGGTCGCTGGGCTATGTCGCCACCGGCGCGGCGGACCGGTTCAACCCGCTCGATCCCGCCGATGCGCTGGTCGATCTGGTCTATAGCCTGGGCGCGCGCTATCGCAGCAATGCGGTGTTCGCGATGAACTCGAAAACCGCCGGCGCGGTGCGCAAGATGAAGGACGCCGACGGCAAGTTCCTGTGGACCGAGAGCCTGAGCGCCGAACAGGCCCCGCTGCTGCTGGGCTATCCGGTGTTGTCGGTCGAGGACATGCCCGACATCGCGCCCGACGCCTATCCCATCGCCTTCGGCGATTTTCGCGCGGGCTACACCATCGCCGAGCGGCCCGACGTGCGCATCCTGCGCGATCCCTATTCCGCCAAGCCGCATGTGCAGTTCTTCGCCACCAGCCGCGTGGGCGGTGACGTGACCGACTTCGCCGCCATCCGGCTGCTGAAGTTCGCCGCCGCCTGAACCATCGCCGATTGATGGAGAGCGGACCCGGCGCCGGATGCGGCGCCGGGATGGGTGAAGTTTCATGCGAGGCGGTGACGTCATGCTGATCGATGCAGCCCGGCCCTCGGCCTCCGCCGAGATGGTCGCTGAACTGGCCGCCCACCTGCGGCTGCCGCAGGGGTTCGCCGAGGACGCGGTTTCGGCGGCGACGCTGACGCGGCTGATGGATGCGGCGGCGCGCGTGGTCGAGGACCGCACGCGGCGCGCGCTGCTGCAGCGCGTGATGCTGCTGCGGGTGAGCGCGTGGGACGATGCCGAGACGCTGAGCTTGCCGGTCGAGCCGGTGGCGCAGGTGACGGAGCTTGCGCTTGCGCAGGAGGACGGCGCCCGCGCCACGGTCCATCCCGCCATCTGGCGGCTGGCGAGCGTGGACGGGCGCGCCGCGATCCGGGCGCGCGCCGGGCGGCGTCTGCCGCCAATCCCGCGTGATGGCCATGCCGAGGCGCACCTTGTCGCGGGCTATGGCGCCGCGTGGGGCGATGCGCCGGAGGATCTGCGGCTGGCGGTGATCCTGCTCGCCGCGACCTACTTCGAACAGCGCAACGAGGCGGCGGGCCGCCTTGCGCCGCCGCCCCTGAGCGTCGCCGCGCTGCTGGAGCCTTATCGGCGGGTGCGGCTGTGAGGGCGCCCGATCTGACCCGGCTGCTGACGCTGGAGGCGCGCGACGCCGCGCCCGACGGCGGCGGCGGCGTGGCCGCGCGCTGGACGCCGCTGGGAACCCATTGGGCGGAGGTGCGACCGAGCGCGGCGGCGGAGCGGACGCTCGGCGGGGTCGAGATCAGTCAGGTGACGCACAAGATCACGCTGCGCTGGGCGCCGTTCGGCGCGCCGTCGCGGCCCATCGCCAGCCAGCGGTTTCGCGAGGGCGCGCGGGTGTTCGACATCCTGGGCGTGACCGAGGCCGACACGCGCAACGCCTGGCTGATCGCCTGGGTTCGGGAGGGCGCGCTGGGATGAGCTACGCATTCTCATGGCCGCTGCAACAGGCGCTGTTCGCGGCGCTGGCCGCCGACGACACCGTGGCCGCGCTTGCGGGCGGGCGCATCTACGACGCGGCGCCGCACGCGGCGGCCGATCCGCAGCCGGGTCCGTGGATCGTGCTCGGCGACGAGCAGGTGGACGCCTGGTCCACCGCCACCGATCGGGGCGCGGCGCATGCGATCCAGATTTCGGTGGTCGGCGGCGGCGGAGGCTTCGCTGCGCTGAAGCGGCTCGCCGGCGCCGTGTGCGACGTGGCGCTGGGGCCGCTGGGCCTTAGCCGGGGCAGGGTCGTCACCGCCAGTTTTCTGGGCGGGCGCACCCGGCGGATTGAGGGCGCGGGCCTGCGCCAGATCGATCTGCGCTTTCGTCTCGCCATCGAAGAAAACGCATAAGTCATTCAGGAGATTGAGATTATGGCCGCGCAGCCGGGCAAGGACCTGTTGATCAAGCTGGACGCCGACGCGACCGGCGATTTCGTGACCGTCGCAGGGCTTCGCGCCACGCGCTTTGCGCTGAACGCTGCGCAGGTCGATGCGACCACGGCGGAAAGCGCCGGGCGCTGGCGTGAGCTGCTGGCCGGGGCGGGGGTGCGCTCGGCCAGCGTCAGCGGGCGCGGGTTGTTCAAGGACGCCGCGTCGGACGCTGCGCTGCGCAGTGTTTTCTTCGCGGGCGCGGCCCCGGCGTTCGAGCTGACGGTGCCGGATTTCGGCCGGATCGAGGGCGCATTTCAGGTGGCGGCGCTGGAATACGCGGGCGATCACGACGGCGAGGCGGTGTTCGAGATCAGTCTCGAGTCCGCCGGGCCGCTGAGCTTCACGGCGCTCTGACCATGGCCAACCCGATGCGCGGCGAGGTGGAGGTGGTGATCGACGGACGCCCCCGCACCCTGCGGCTGACGCTGGGGGCGCTGGCGGCGCTGGAGGCGGAGCTGGAGGCCGAGGGGCTGGTCGATCTTGCGGAGCGGCTGGAGCGCGACGGCGTGCGCGCGCGCGACGTGATCGCGGTGCTGACGGCGGGGTTTCGCGGCGCGGGCCACGACGTGACCCGCGACGAAGTGGCGGCGCTGGCCTTTGACGGCGGCGCCACCGGCGCGGCGCGGGCGGCGATGCAGCTGCTCGGCGTCGCCTTCACCGGGGGCCGGGGATGAGCCGCAAGGTGGACTGGAACGGCCTGATGCGGCTGGGCATCGGGCGGCTGCGGCTGGCGCCCGACACTTTCTGGGCGATGTCGCCGCGCGAGTTCGCGGCGGCGCTGGAGGGCGCGGGCGTGGCGGCGCCGGTGGGCCGCGCGCAGCTTGGCCAGCTGATGGCGAAGTTTCCCGACGGCGGCGCCGGGCGCGTGGCCATGCGCAGGAAGGACGCCGAATGATGGAAGCGGAGCAGGAGTTTTTCGCGCCGCCCGAGGAGGGCGACGCGGGCGCGCGGTTCGCCGGTGAGATGCGGCGCGTCTCGGTCGAGCTGCAAGGCGCCGACCGCGCGGCGCGCGGGTTGTCGTCGGCGGTCGGCAGCGGACTGCGCAAGGCGCTGGACGATGCGGTGTTCGGCACCGGGCGGTTCTCGGACGTGCTGCGCGGCATGGCGCGCGATGTGGCGCGCGGCGCGCTGGGCGCGGCGGTCGGGCCGGTGCAGGCGGCGGTGGGGCAGGGCGTGGGCGGGCTGGTCTCGGGCGCGGTCAGCGCGCTGACCGGCGGCGTGCGCGCCTTCGCCAAGGGCGGCGTGGTGGACGGCGCCACAGTGTTTCCCACCGGTGGCGGCGTGGGCCTTATGGGCGAGGCGGGGCCGGAGGCGATCCTGCCGCTGGCGCGCGGCGCCGACGGGCGGCTGGGGGTGCGCGGCGGCGGCGGCGTGCGCGTGACGGTGAATGTCTCGACCCAGGACGCCGCCAGCTTTCAACGCTCCGCCCCGCAGGTCGCGGCGGCGCTGGCGCGCGCGGTCGAGCGCGGGCGCCGCAACCTTTGAGGAGCATCGGCCATGAGCTTTCATGAAGTGCGCTTTCCCGCCGCGCTGTCGTTCGGCTCCAGCGGCGGGCCGGAGCGGCGCACCGAAATCGTGACGCTGGCGAGCGGCTTTGAGGAGCGCAATACGCCATGGGCGCACGGGCGGCGCCGCTATGACGCAGGTCTCGGCCTGCGCAGCCTGGATGACGTGCACGCGGTGCTGGCGTTCTTCGAGGCGCGGATGGGCAGGCTCTACGGCTTTCGCTGGAAGGACTGGGCCGACCACAAGTCCTGTGCGCCGTCGGAGACGCCGGGACCGACCGATTGCGCCCTTGGCGCGGGCGATGGCGCGCGGACGGCGTTTCAACTGGTGAAACCCTATGTCTCCGGGCCGGGGCGCTATGAGCGACCGATCGCCAAGCCGGTCGCGTGGACGGTGCGCGCGGCGGTGGACGGCGTGGAGGTTGAGGATGGCGCGGGCTTTTCGGTCGATCATGCGACCGGGGTGCTGACCTTCGACGCCGCGCCGGAGGTCGGCGCGCTGGTGACGGCGGGGTTTGCGTTCGATGTGCCGGTGCGCTTCGACGCCGATCGCATCGAGGTCAATCTGGCGGCGTTCGAGGCGGGGGAGATCCCCTCGATCCCGGTGGTTGAGGTGCGGGTCTGATGCGCGCGCTGGACCCCGCGCTTCAGGCGCGGCTTCTAAGCGGCGCCACAACGCTGTGCGCCTGCTGGCGCATCGACCGGCGCGACGGGCGCGGCCTGGGCTTCACCGATCACGACGCGGCGCTCAGCTTCGACGGCGTGCTCTTTGAGGCTTCGAGCGCGGTGGACGCGAGCGCGGTGGAGGCGGCGGCGGGGCTGGCGGTCGATAGCGTGGAGATCGCGGGCGCGCTGCGCTCGGCGGCGATCGACGCGGGCGACATCGCGCGCGGGCTCTATGACGGCGCGACGGTGCGGCGCTGGCTGGTGGACTGGCGCGCGCCGGACGTGCGCGCGCTGACCTTCAGCGGCGTGCTGGGCGAGATCAGCCAGAGCGGCGGGCGGTTTCGCGCCCAGGTCGAGGGGCAGGCGTCGGCGCTGAACCGTCCGCTGGGGCGCGCGTTCCTGCCGTCATGCGACGCCGCGCTGGGCGATGCGCGCTGCGGCGTGGACAGCGACGCGCCCGCATTTCGCGGCGCGGGGACGGTGGCGGCGGCGGAGGGCGACGCGCTGCGCGTCGATGGGCTTGAGGGCTTTGCGCCGGGCTGGTTCGCGCGCGGGCGGCTGACCTGGACCTCCGGCGCCAACGCGGGCGAGAGCGCGACCGTGCGCGAGGATGGCGACGGCGCGGCCCGGCTGCTGTCGCTGTGGAGCGAGCCGCACGGCGCGGTGGCGGCGGGCGACGGGTTCGAGATCGTCGCGGGCTGCGACAAGCGCGTGGAGACCTGTCGCGCCAAATTCGCCAACATCATCAATTTCCGGGGATTTCCGCACATGCCGGGCGACGACTGGATCACCGCCTATCCCACGCCGGGCGCGGCCAACGACGGCGGGTCGCTGCGTGGCTGAGCCGCGGCGCGCGGCGCGGCGCGCGGTCGAGGTCGCGCGCGACTGGGTCGGCACGCCCTATGTGCATGGCGCGAGCGTGCGGGGGGCGGGGGCGGATTGTCTGGGGCTTTTGCGCGGGGTGTGGCGCGCGCTTTATGGCGCGGAGCCGGAGCGCCCCGGCCCCTATACCCCCGATTGGTCGGAGGCGAGCGGCGCGGAGCGGCTGCTGGAGGGCGCCGCGCGGCACATGGCGGCGGTGGCGACCGATGACGCGCGCCCCGGCGACGTGGCGCTGTTCAGGATGCGCGCGGGCGCGGTGTGCAAGCATCTGGGGATACTGGCGGAGGATGCGCAGGGCGCGCCGACGCTGATCCACGCCTACAGCGGCCACGGCGTGGTGGAGTCTTCGCTGGGCGCGGCGTGGCGGCGGAAGATGGCGGCGGCGTTCCGCCTGCCGGAGGGGATTGCGTAATGGCGACCATGGTTCTTGCGGCGGCGGGCGGCGCGCTGGGCGCGTCGGTCGGCGGCGGCGTGGCGGGGGTGGGCGCGGCGGCGCTGGGCCGCGCGCTGGGCGCGGTCGCGGGCGGGGTGATCGACCAGCGGATTCTCGGCGGCGGCGCGCGGGTGGTGGAGAGCGGGCGGGTCGCGCAGGTGCGGGTGATGGGGTCGCGCGAGGGCGCCGCGATCCCGCGCGTCTATGGCCGGATGCGCCTGTCGGGACAGGTGATCTGGGCGAGCCGGTTTCAGGAGCGCAGCACGGTGAGCGGCGGCGGCGGCAAGGGCGCGGCGCCACGCACCCGCAGCTTCAGCTATGCGATCAGCCTTGCGCTGGCGCTGTGCGAAGGGCCGGTGACGCGCATCGGGCGGATGTGGGCGGACGGCAAGCCGTTCGACGCCAGCCGCGCCGAAGTGCGGCTGCATCGCGGCGGCGAGGATCAGGCGCCCGATCCGCTGATCGAGGCGGTGGAGGGCGCAGGCGCCGCGCCTGCGTATCGCGGCGTGGCGTATCTGGTGATCGAGGATCTCGACCTCGCCGATTTTGGCAATCGCGTGCCGCAATTCTCGGTCGAGGCGTTCCGCGAGCCTGACGCGGACCCGGCGCTGTCGGACGAGATCGCGCCGCCGCTGGGCCGGTTGATCGAAGCGGTGGCGCTGTCGCCCGGCTCGGGTGAGTTCGCGCTGGAGACGGAACCGGTGCGTCGTCGGCTGGGGCCGGGCGCGTCGGTGAGCGAGAACGTCAACTCGCTGGACGGCCGCGCCGACGCGCTGGCGGCGCTGGATCAGCTTGAGGCGGAGGCGCCGCAGTGCCGCGCCGCCTCGCTGGTGGTGTCGTGGTTTGGCGACGACCTGCGCTGCGGCCGCTGCCGTATCGAACCGGCGGTGGAGGAGGCGCACAAGATCACCGAGCCGGTCGCCTGGCGCGTGGCGGGGCTGTCGCGCGACGCGGCGAAAGTGGTGGGGCGGCGCGACGGGCGGCCGGTTTTCGGCGGCACGCCGTCGGATCGCAGCGTGCTGAACAGCATCGCCGAGATGAAGCGGCGCGGGCTGGACGTGATGTTCTATCCGTTCGTCCTGATGGACGTGGCGCCCGGATCGGGCAAGCCGAACCCCTATGGCGCGGGAGCGCAGCCCGCCTATCCCTGGCGCGGGCGCGTCACGCTCGACGCCGCGCCGGGAACGCCGGGGAGCAGCGACGGCGCTGCGGCGGCGGCGGACGAGGTGGCGGCGTTTTTCGGCGCCGCGCGCCCTGCGGACTTCGTGCGCGAGGGCGACACCGTGCGCTATGCTGGCGCGCCGGAGTGGGGCCTGCGGCGGTTCATCCTGCATTATGCGCATCTGTGCGCGATGGCGGGGGGCGTGTCGGCGTTTTGCATCGGCTCGGAGTTGCGCGGGCTGACGTGGATCCGGTCGGGCAGGGGCGTCTATCCGGCGGTGGCGGCGCTGCGCGCGCTGGCGGCGGATGTGCGGGCGATCCTGGGGCCGGGGGTGAAGATCGGCTACGCGGCGGACTGGTCGGAATATTTCGGCCATCAGCCGGGCGACGGCTCGGGCGATGTGTTGTTTCACCTCGATCCGCTGTGGGCCGATCCGAACGTCGATTTCATCGGGATCGACAACTACATGCCGCTCGCCGACTGGCGCGACGGCGACGACCATCTCGACGCAGGGGCCGGGTCGATCCACGCACTGTCTTATCTGCAGGGCAATATCGAGGGCGGCGAGGGGTTCGACTGGTTCTACGCCAGCGACGCCGACCGCGCGGCGCAGCGGCGCAGCCCGATCACTGACGGCGCGCACGGCGAGCACTGGGTGTTTCGCTACAAGGACATCCGGTCGTGGTGGCGCCAGCCGCATCACGACCGCCCCGGCGGCGTGCGCGCGGCGGCGCCGACGGCCTGGATTCCGCAATCCAAGCCGATCTGGTTCACCGAGATCGGCTGCCCGGCGGTGGATAAGGGCGCCAACCAGCCAAACGTGTTTCTTGATGCGAAGTCATCGGAGGATGCGGCGCCGTATTTCTCGACCCGGGCGCGCGACGAGCACATGCAGCGGCGGTTCTTGCAAGCCGCGCTGGGATACTGGCGCGATCCTGGCCGCAATCCGGTCTCGCCGATCTATGGCGGGCCGATGGTCGAGACGGCGCGCAGCTTTGTCTGGACTTGGGACCTGCGGCCGTGGCCGGATTTTCCGCAGCGGCTGAACGTCTGGGCCGATGGCGACAACCACGCGCTCGGCCACTGGATCACCGGGCGGCTGGGCGCGGCGGGGCTGGCGGAGGTGGTGGCGGAGATCTGCGCCGAGGCGGGCCTGCGCGCCATCGACGTCTCGCTGCTGCACGCCACGGTGGACGGCTACGCGCAGGAGAGCGTGCAGTCGGCGCGGCAGGCGCTGCAGCCGCTGATGCTGGCCTATGGCTTTGACGCGGTCGAAAGCGGCGGCGTGGTGCGCTTCGCGCCGCGCGGCGGGGCGCCGGTGGCGGCGCTGGCGCTGTCGGACATGGCGGCGCGCGACGACGCCGACGGCGCGGCTGGGCCGCTGACCGTGACGCGCGGCCCGGCGGCGGAGACGCCGCAGGCGGTGCGCGTGGGGTTTGTGCGCGCCGACAGCGCCTATGAGGCGGCGGCGGTCGAGGCGCAGGCCGAGGAGGGCGCGCCGCGCCGCGTGGACGCGGCGGATCTCGGGATCGCCATGGCGTCGGACGCGGCGCAGCGCGTCGCCGACCGCTGGCTGGCGGAGGGTGCGCTGGCGGGCGAGGAGGCGACATTCGCGCTGCCGCCTTCGTATCTGGCGCTGGAGCCGGGCGATGTGGTGCGCCTTCCGGGAGCGCTGGGCGCGCAAGCCTGGCGCATCGAGCGCATCGTTGACGCCGGGCGGCGCGCGGTGAGCGCGCGGCGGGTGGCGCAGCGTCTGCATCGGCCCTCGACCGCGCCGCGGCGGCGCGTGGCGCCGCCGCCTCTGCCGCTGCGCGCGCCGGTGGAGATCGTGACGCTGGACCTGCCCGCGCTGGGGGGCGACCCGGCGCCGACGCGGCTGCACGTGGCGGCGTTTGCGCGGCCATGGCCGGGGGCGGTTGCGGTTCATCGCGCGACCGGGCCTGACAGCTTCGCCTTCGAGACGCTGATCGAGCGTCCGGCGACCGTGGGCGTTCTGGTCGATGACTTGCCCGCCGCCGCGCCCCACCGCTGGATGGGCGGCGGGCGGTTGCGGGTGCGGCTGTTCGGCGGGGCGCTGGCCTCTCGCGAGGCGGCGAGCGTGCTGCGCGGCGCGAACACGGCGGCGGTGGAGGCGGCGCCGGGGGTGTGGGAGGTGCTGCAATTCCGCGAAGCCGAGCTGGCGGCGCCGGGTGAATACCGGCTGGACGGGCTGTTGCGCGGACAGGCTGGGACCGAGGCGTTCATCGCCGCGCCGACGCCCGCCGGGGCGCGGTTTGTGCTGCTCGACGGCGCGCCGGGGCGGCTGGAGGCGGCGGCCGACGAGATCGGGTTGGCGACGCGCTATCGCATCGGACCTGCGCACCTGCCGCTGGGCGACGCCGCCTTTGTCGAGATGACGGCGACCCCTGCGGCGGTCGGGCTGCGCCCCTATGCGCCTGTGCATCTGACGGCGACGCGCGATGGCGCGGGCGGCTTCGCGCTGCGCTGGACGCGGCGCACCCGGCAGGGCGGCGATGTCTGGGGCGTGGCGGAGGCGCCGCTCGCCGAGGAGAGCGAGCGCTACCGGGTGCGCGTGACGCAGGCGGGCGTGGTGGCGCGCAGTTTCGAGACCACGGCGCCGTCGGCGCGCTACGACGCCGCGATGCGCGCCGAGGATGCGCTCGTCGGGCAATTCGGCGTGTCGGTGGCGCAGGTATCCGCCGCTTTCGGCCCCGGACCAGAAACAAGGATCATCATCAATGGCTGAGACGCGACGCCTTGCCCTGCCGCTGCTCGACGGCGCTCAGGCGCAGAAACATGTGACGATGAACACCGCGCTCACGCGGCTGGACGCGCTGAGCGCGCCCGCCGCCCTCAGCCGCGCGAACGCCGCGCCGCCGGAGGTTTTTGCGGACGGCGATCTCTACATCGTCGGCGCGGGCGCCAGCGGCGCCTGGGCGGGGCAGGAGGGGATGATCGCCTACGCCGACAATCTCGGCTGGTCGTTCGCCGCGCCACTTGTCGGGCGCAGGCTGTGGGTCGAGGACGAGCGGCTTGAGGTGGCGCATGACGGCGCCGCATGGGTGGCGGCGCTCGGCGGAACCGAAGCCGGGGCGGCGACGATGCTGCACGCAAGGGTGATCGACCACACGCTGAGCGCCGGGGCGCTGTCCACCACCGCGCCGGTGATCCCCGACAAGGCGATCGTGCTGGGGGTGACGGCGCGGGTGATCGCGCCGCTGACCGGCCCCGGCCTCACCACCTGGCGGCTGGGCGTGGCGGGCGGGGCGGATCGCTATGGCGCGGGCCTTGGCGTGGCGCTCAACGCCTATGCGCAAGGCGTGACCGGCGCGCCGCTGGCCTATTACGCGCCGACGCCGCTGACGCTTGAGGCGGAGGGCGGCGCGTTCGCGGCGGGCGTGGTGCGGCTGTGCGTGCACTACTTCGCGCTGACCCCGCCGCGCGCGGTGTGATGCGCGCTGCGCCGCCGACGCTGGAGGACATTCTCGCCGCAAGCCGCGTCGTCGCCGGGCTGGCCGGAACCCCGGGCGAAGCGCTGGCGCTTGCGTGGACGATCCGCAATCGCGCGCGCCGCGCCGCCATGGGCGAGAGGCGCTTTGGCGACGGATCGGCAAGCGCTGCGGCGCGGTCGCTGGCGCGGGATGCGCCGGGCGACGGCGCGCAGCGCGCCAAGGGACGGCGGCTGCTGAGAGCGGCGGCCATCGTGTGCGGCGTCTGGGCCGATATGGCCCCAGACCCGACGAACGGCGCCGTCGCGGCGCCGATGAAAGGATGGCGGGAGGCCTGAGCAGGGCAGACACGGGGCTTCCGCCCGTGGTTTCTTTTAACCTGACAAGGAGTCATGTTTCGATGGATATTCTCGCGTTCGATCCCGCGCAGCTGGGGCTGCTGATCACGAAGTTCTTCGAGTTCGCCTTTGCGATCATCGCCATCGCGTCGGCCGTGACCGCGCTCACGCCGACCCCGCGTGACGACGTGTTCATTGGCAAGCTCTACAAGTTCGTCGAGGCGCTCGCGCTCAACATCGGCCACGCCAAGGACACGCCGTTCAATCGCGCGGGCGGACGCTTCGTCGCGAAATAGGCCGACGCCCTCTATTTTGCGCAATCAATGCAGAGGGCTATGGTCGGGTCGAGCGCCAGACGGCGCTCACCCACCGCCTCGCCGCATTTCACGCACCAGCCGAACTCTCCGTCGTCGATCCTGGCGAGCGCGGCATGGATGCGCCGGGCTTCGCCCAACCGGCGGCGATGCGTCTCCTGCGCAAGCGATTGCTGCTGCATGGCGTCGATCCGGCTCAGCCGCCCGACGCTTTGCTGATCCAGCGTGACGGTCGCGCGATTCTCGGCGTTCGCGCCGGCGAGCGTTTCGATATCGGTGAGCCGCGCCTCAAGGTCTGCGCGGATGCGGTCAAGGCTGATCGCGCCGGTCAT